CCGAGCAGGTAGGGCGGGATGCCAGTGTGACGCGACAGTTCGAGCGCCTGGAACTGGCGGGACTCGACGAGCTGAAGCTTCGACGGATCCGACGAGAACTCTTTCCAGGTGACCGCCGAGTTCAGTGCGCCGACTGCGGAGAAGCGTCGAGCGTTCGCCCAGGCGGCAGCGAGCTCTCCGAGATCTTCCGATGACATCGGTTCCGAGGTGTCGGTCTGCTGGAGGTAGCCAGCCGCGATCTCGGTCGAGGCGAAGCGGTCCGCGGCCTGATCGAGTTTCAGTGCGGTCGAGATGGATCGGGCCGCGATGTAGATCAGGCCCTGAGTTGGGGCGATGAACTGGACCGTCTCGTTCGCGTCGATCTCAACACCATTGAACAGGACCTGGTTCGAGTGTCCGAACCACTGCGGGCCAGCCTGATCGAGGAAGCTGACGGAGGCCTGCGGAAGCCACTGGAACGAGAGCGGGCGACCTGTCGCCTGCGAGCGAGAGGTGATGTACCAGGTGGCGCGTCCGCGCATCATCAGGTCTGTCGCGGTCTGCGACATGATGAAGTTCCGCGTCACTTTCGGATCCGGTTGAACCATCCACGGTTCGACTTCGAGGTAGATCTCCTCGTACTCCTCGCCAGTCCACTGCTGGACGTAATGCTTCAGTCCGAGACATCCGACGACCGAGGCGATCATCTGTATCGAACGGGCGACCGTAGGCACGGACAGCGCGAGCTCCTCCATCCTCCCGACTGAGTATGTGTAGAAGTCGTTGATCCCTGCCTGGGTGGCACTGGACGCGGCAGCGCGGAGAGGAGATGAGCCGAACGCCGCCTCCTGCTTTCTGCTACTGAACAGTCCCACGGCCCGGAGTCTCTCACGGGTGGAGGCCGATGTCTACGAGGGTCAGTACGCCGCCATAGCAGGCCGGTTCCTGGAGACGGGACGCGAAGCGAGCGAGATCGCCCAGACCGCACAGCGGGCCGCCTCGATCGGCCCCGGCGACTTCTGCGATGAGAGCACAGATGTCCCGGAGGTCTTGACCGCGACAGCGCGTCCGAGGTGCTCGGCGAGCGTCACTGATCCGTCGTGCGTGACTTTGCCCTCGACGATCATCGACCGGACGAGCGAGGTGTACTTCACGAGCTCCGCGTATCCGACGATCTGGGTCCGCTTCGAGTACGCAGTCGGGAGGTGGATCTCCAGCGACGGGGTGACTGCGAGCTTCACGGTCGGTTCCTCCATCGCTCGGGCCACCTCGGCCCAGAGCGCAGTCTCGGAGTCGACGACGAACGCGAGCTCGACGCGCACGTTCGGTCCGTCGGCGACAGCTCTGATCCCGACGTAGCGGGAGTCGTCGAGGGACGAGTCGACGGCGAGGATCCCGCCCGCTGGGATCGGGTCGGAGGTGCGGCACTGCTCCCAGATCCCGGACGGGAGCCACGACTGGTTCGCGGCGATGAACAGGTTCAGGTGGGCGCGGAGGAACGCGTTCCGATCGGGTGAGTCGTGCGCCGCCTCTAGGGCCGAGAGTGTGATCGTCTCGCCGAGGGCGGGGTTCGCCCAAGCCCACCACTGCCGATCCTCCAGGTTCACTCCAGGCGGCGGACTCCAGGACGCGTAGTAAAGGCGCGAGTCGCGTTTCATGTCGATCGCCGCGGTCGCCTGCGAGATCAGGCGGAGCATCGCGACACTCGACTCGTCGCCCGCAGTGGACCACATCGAGAGGAGCGGATTCTTCCGGGCGATCTGCGAGGGCCGGTACGCGTCGAACAGGACGGAGGGCGACACGGCCCACAGCTCGTCGACGACGATCAGATCGTTCGAGGATCCGTGAGCGTTCGATTCGGTCGCAGCTGCGACAGCCCACGATGATCCGTCTGGGAGGTCGGCGCGCATCCGCCCATACGCCCAGGTGATCTTCGCGCCGAACTGGGCCTCCAGGATCGGGGCCACCTCGCGGAACAGTGCGGTCGCCCGGTCGAGCTTATGTGCGGTCGAGAGCACCTGCTGAGGCCGGCCTCGGAGCGCAGCGAACTCGGTCACCCACCAGCCCAGCAGGGCCTGACATCCGACCGTCTTCCCGTTCTGTCGACCGCAGGTAACGAGGCTCTCGCGGAACTCCAGATCGCCGGTCCCGTCGTGAGAGAGCTGACCGTCGAGCGCGATCTTCTGCCACTCGAACAGGCTCCGCCCGAGATGCCGCTCCGCCCAGGCTGCGACCTGACCGCCGAAGCTGTGCTCCCCCCGACGAGGCGTTTCGATCCTCGGACGAACGTGACGTAGATCCCCAGTCGGTGCGTCTCGATGCGAATCAGTTCCGCCTGGTTCGGTCCCGAATCCGTCGTGGATAGACGGAGAGTGGGGGCTCGGGGTGGATCGTCGGTCAAAAGAAAAAATCTGTGAGGATTCTTCGCGTTTTTGGATGCGTTTCGCGGTTTTTTTGTTGACGTAGCGGGCTCCTCTGGAGGCGTTACAGGTGGCGCAGCTGCCGACGATGTTGGTGATGTCGTAGGGGTCGTCGCATCGGTCGACCTCGATGAGGTGGTCGGCCTGTGTCGAGGGCTTGATGCCGCACCAGTGGCAGATGGGTTCGGCTTCGAGTACTTGCTTCCTGATGGCTTTCCAGCGTGGGGTTCCGTAGATGGGGTTCCCTGCCATCATCCGATCCCGTCGCCGTTACAGGTTGGGCAGGTGATGATCGAGTCGTCTTGGATTGCTCGGCCTTGTCCGTGGCACTGTCCACAGAGGCGGGGTCGCACTGTCTTACTAGATGCCAGTTTTCTCATAGTCTTTACTTGTTCAGTACTTGCTAATACGGGGCCATTTTCCCCACGGGGATTTTCCCTCTGAGGTGGTGGACAACTGTCCACAGATTCCCCAGGCTTTCCCACAGGCTGGCGGGTGTCGAATACCTCGGTCTCGTACTGCCAGCGACCGCGATCGTCCTGATAGCGGCGGGTGCGGACATAGCCCGCATGGCGGAGCTCTGAGAGCGCAGTGCGGATCGCGTCGAGGCCCTCACGCTTGATCGTCGCCAGGTGCGCGGTCGAGGTGTGCCAGTGGTCAGGCTTGGACAGGATGTAGATCAGAACGCCTGTCGCCTTGAACGAGAGCTCCGGGTCGGCGATCACCTCGTTCCGGATCATCGTCCAGTTCGTCGAGGGGCGCGGGGCGCGGCGGATCACGGCTTCACCTCGCGGATCGACGCGTCGTCGTTCGTCCACACGGCCCCAGCGACGGTCATCGCTTCCCAGCCTCGCTCGGTCCGTGGACGGATGAACAGCACGGGTCGCCAGACCTCCAGCTCTGTCGGATAGACCTCCAGAGGTCGGATCGGCTGTTGCCAGGGATGGTTCATGTTCGGCTCCTTGATAGTCGGTTGATGATCTGCGGGAGATCGGACGGGAACCAGACGTACGCCTCGGCTCCGGTCGCGATCAGTGTTCGAGTCCAGGCGACCTGACCTGCGGACAGTCTCCCGTTCTCTTTCTTCAGCTCGGCGAAGATCAGATCGCCGAGAATAGGGCGGGCGAGGACGAGATCAGGGAATCCCGCGTCGCCCTCAATCGGTGTGATCCACTTCCCTGGGCGGACCTGTGCGGGCCTGAAGTGTGTCACTTTCCAGCCTCGGTAGCGGGCGATCTCGATGACCTGACGCTGAAACTCAGCCTCGTTCACGAGCATGCTCCACGATCAGCCGTCCGACGATCTCAGCGACCTGCGGGACTACTGCGTTTCCGAGACCTCTAAGTCTGTCCACCCGAGAGGGAACCCCATCAGCCACTCGACCCACCTCGGGTTCAGTTTGCCACCATTCCCAGCCCGCATAGCCCGACGCTCCTCGGCGGAGATTTTCCCCTCCGAATACAGCGCCTCGATCTGGTTCATGCCGCCCGTCCCCCCAGCAAGTTTCCCGTACGTCGGAGTCGGGAACACTGCGGGAATCTTCCCCTGCGCCTCCCAGACCGACTTCCCGAGAATCGCCTCCGCTTCCGCCTCTGTCATTTCGCCCGCTTCGATCTTGGCACGGTACAGACGGACGTTCCCCTCCATGGGTCGAGTCACTGCTGTCGGGGTAGGCCAGAACTGGACTGCCCGACCCAGCGTGTCGGTCTGTACTTTCCTGTCCCTGATCCGAGGCTTCGTGCCGTCTTTGTGATCGCGAGTCGTCGGAGTGGGCCACTTCCGAACCTGTTCCGCTAAGCCCTGCTGTTGACTGTTCGGTCCACGACCTTTCCATTCGACCGCCGTGGGGGTAGCCCACGATGATAAGCCTGTCGCGTCGATGATTGGCTCCCACCGAGGCCGCTGAAATAATGCGCCATTCTGCGTCATACCCGATGGCGGCAAGGTCGCCAATGACGGAGAGTCCCCCCATAGAGAGGTGACCGCGTACGTTCTCCAGCAATGCGTACCGGGGTCGTAAGACGCTAATGGCATCTCGGAAGTAGGGCCAGAGGTGGCGGGGGTCGTCTTCACCTTTTCGTTTCCCGGCGAGGCTGAATGGCTGACAGGGGTATCCCCCAGCGATGACATCGACATACGGTATGTCCTCCCATTTCACGTTCGTGATGTTTCCGATGTTCGGGACATCGGGCCAGTGTTTAGCAAGTACTCGACAAGCGAACGGATCGATCTCGCTGTGCCATTTCACGGTCATTCCCGCTCGTTCTAATCCCAGGTCTATTCCTCCGATGCCTGAGAACAATGATCCGACTGTGAGCGTCATCGGTTATCGGTGACGCGGGACCGCCATACTGCGACGGGACGAGCGTGACATTCAGGGCGCTCAGACTGTCGTACCCGGTCGGTCTTGTCGATCAGTCCGTCGCGAGAAGCGTTTCGCATCATTGCTCCGAGGGCGCGAGGTTCGCGAGGCGTTTCCATTGCGAGAACATGGAGGAGTTCCCATACGTCGTCCGTCGTGAACTCGTACCGCTCGGTCGCTAAGTGGCGGATCGCGATCAAGGCCGCTTTCTTCCATGCTGGGTCCGCGTTGCTTTCCACCTGTGCGATCGCTTCCTCGCGGGCCTCGACGGCGGCGAGAGAGTCAAAGAGTGTCGGGATGTCATTCATCAGAACGGATGCTCCTCGGTCTGGGCCTGCTTCAGACGGTCGATCTCGGCGGACGCTTCACGCTTTGAGAGGGCTCGCGGGTCGCCCTGATACTTCAGCGCTCGGAGGAGCTTCAGCTGTGCGTCAGACGGCCCGTCGCCGGTCGGGGCCGGTGCTCCGCCCATCCGGACGACTTTCTCCATCTCCTCGCGGGAGGCCCGCTTCCCAGCCTGATAGATCCAGTTCGCCAGGGCGCGTCCGATTGCGGAGGTCTCGCAGTTCTCGACATGCGAGGTCGCGTTCACGCCGCGCTCCGTCTTCTCCTCGTACGCGAAGCCGGTCGTCACGGGATGCGGGTCGTCTCGATGGCGGTACACCTCGGCACGGAATACGCACCAACTGCTAACCCCTAGATCGGTTGGGGTCGTGTAGATCCGTCCGTCTGGGTTCGCGGCCCAGAACAGGGCGAGACGCTCCTCGACGGTCGCGTACTTAGACAGGTCGAAGCTCATGCGTTTCGCTCCCGGTGCGTTTCCGCGAGGCGGACGAGGTTCGGTAGGTGCTCGGCCTTATAGCAGTCGCGACACCAGACGGACCACGATCCGGGCGACCAGTGGAAGATCTCTTCGCCTGCGATCGGAGCGCCACAGCGACAGCAGGCTCCCGCGGTCGGACGTTCGAGGCGCGGACGGTCAATCATTGAAGCCTCCGAGGTTCAGGCGGACAAGCGTGTCCGAGGTGGTCTTCGTCATGGCGGACGGGAGCACCTCCAGACTGTTCAGCATGTACGAGACCTCGTAAAGGGCGCGTCGCAGCTCTGCGCGGTCCTGTCGGAGCGTCTCGATCTGGTGGATCTTTAGATCGAACAGCTTCTGGATTCCGTACAGTTCCTCGATCACTTCTTCAATCCATTCCTCTGCTTCGTCGATGTCGTCGGTCATCGGATAATCCTCTCTAGTCGGGTTTCCCGACACGGTAGCGGATCGGTGTCGCGGAGTGGTGGAGACGGGAGCGTTCGTTCTCCGTGGTTCCGCCCCAGATGCCAGGGAGCGCTCGATCGGGGAAGCTCATCGCATAGGCGAGACAGGCCTCTCGGACCAGGCAGGAGCGGCAGACCTTGATCGCCTGCTTCGCGTCGGCTGCGCCCTTACGTCCGGGTTGAGGGAAGAACATCTCGATCGGGAGATCCCGACAGTCGGCCTCGGTCTGCCAGTCGGGCGCGTCGATGTTCAGCATGGACGGGACCACGGCTCCCATCCGCAGCCGCGGTGGTAGTCGTGCCAGCGCCAGATCTCCAGTCCCATCGCGAGATTCAGGCGCGGATCGAGGACGAGCTCCCACGGGCCGAAGTAGCGCTCGAACTCGTCTCGCCACACTGCGTTCAGCTGGAGCAACCCATGATCGGGCGATGTTTTGTTGATGATCGAGGCCTGGCATCGGGACTCGGACCAGATCTCCTCTAGGAGGTTCTCCAGCTCCTCCGGAGGCCAGCCCACTTCGAGGGCGAGCGGAGCCCATTCGCGACAGGGGACGGACTCGTCGAGGGCGAGCTGGTCGAGGTCGGCCTGGAGCGCATCGTGCGCGGTCGTGGTCGTAACGATGCTCGTCGAGGTGGTGCTCGTCGTCGAGGGTGCGGGGACGGGCGTGATGACGACCGTGTTCGGGATCGGTTCGGTGACGATCGCGGGCGAGGTCTGCGGCGGCGGATCGGTGAGTCGTGCGATCACCTCTTTCCCCGCGATCAGAGTCATCAGGAGCATCGCCGCGATAACGGCGAAACTGGTGGGTCGGTGGTTCATGGTTCCTCCAGAGGTCGGCTGACAGGTCGCCGACGGTCTACCGGATCCGAGCGGGGAACGGGTGGATCACCCGAACAGGGCTCTCCAGGTGACCGGGCCGACGACACCATCGGCGGTGAGATTGTTCCGCTCTTGGAACAGGCGGATCCGTTGTTCGGTCTGCGGGCCGAACTTCCCGTCCGCGACCATCTCCAGGTGCTCCTGGATGAGCTTCACAGCGTGACCGCTGGATCCTCGCTTCAGAGGCCTCCCGGGATACTTCGGCGGTGTTGGGGCGCTCGATGCGCCCGAGGCGCTCTGAGAGCCTCCTGTGAGCCTCTGCGCGATCGGTGACATGTCCGCCCAGCGCTCCGGATGGACCTCGACATGGATCCAGTCGTTCCCGGCTCCGGGGCTCTTGTTTACCCAGCCTCGACCGGCCTCCCAGTAGCGGGTCCGCTGGTACTGGTGGATCCGCTGGATCCCGAGCTCTGCGGAGTGCTCGATGAGCCAGGGCAGGATCTCCGCTTCGAGCACTTCGAGTCCGGGGCCTCCGTGGCGGATGCCGTAGCCCGCGTCGAGCGCTGCGCCGAACGCGTGAGAGCTCCACGCGGTCCCGCCTCGCACCGGGCGGACCGTGTAGATCCCGAGATTCTTCAGGCCCCAGCGGGCGCGAAGTTCGGCGGCGATGAGGAGCAGGTTCGGCGATGCGGCGGTGAACGGTGCGCCAGGGGTGCGACCGCGGTTCCAGGAGACGAACGACGATGCGACGGTCATACAGTCTCCGCGAACGAGGTGAGGATCGTGACGGTATGAGTCCCGGATCCGACGACGCACCACAGCTCCTCGTTCGGCGGGATCTCGATCGAGAAGTTCGTGTTATTCGAGATGACCAGACCGTTCGCGGTCGTGACATCTGCTCCGCCGATGTACATGTCGTTTCCGCCTGGGCGGATCACGACGGTCCGCGTCTCGTTCACTGCTTTCGAGACGATCTTCACGGCGGTCGTCGAGATGCTGGTCGTCGTCGAGATCATGACTCTGGCTCCTCTGGCTTGTCTTTGTCTTTCAGTCCATTCGAGGCTAGGACTCCCGAGAGGGCTCCGGTCATGAACAGGACGAGCGGGTTTAGGGTGGCCCAGGCGGACTCGTCGTTCGGGGACACTTCGAGCGGCTGGACGACGAACAGCAGACCGTACAGGAGAGCTCCGACGGACATCATGAACGTCAGTCCGAGACAGATCCCGATCGCGAGGATGAGTCGGGCCTTGATCTCGGAGTTCGAGTAGCGCTTCACGGGGTGGTCGCTCCTGTGTGTGTGTCGCATCGAGGCGCGGATGGGAGGGTCTGGCAGTTGTCGCGGGTGCGGTCGTTACATCCTGCGACGACCCAGATCGCGAGGGCGGCGAGGAGCACGATTAGGACGGAGAGCGATCGCATCAGGCAGGCCCGATGTCCTCGACGATTATCTGCGCGGGAAAAGTCGCTCCTCGGGAGGCGGACCAGGTTCCGGATCCTGCGGCTCCGGTCGCGACGATCGTTGTACTGCCTGCGGTCAGGGTTCCGACCCAGACGAGATGGAACATGAAGTTCGCTTCGCCGACTTGGAGGATGCCCTGCTGGAGCTGCGTTCCAACGAGGTTCGTGCGACGGATGCGTCCGAGGAAGAATGAACCGGCTGCTGACCCGGTGCTGACCTGCGGTTCGTAGTAGTGGATCCGGTAGTACCTGTTCGCGACCGCGGTGAACGACGAGCTGACGACCGTGAGCTCTTCCGCGATGATGCTCGCGTCGGTGGTCGTGGTCTGTCCGAATGCGACGATCCCTCGCGGGAACCTGTTCTGCTGTGCGGCGGTCAGGACCGCGCCAGAGCTGAAATCTGTGTTCGGGTTTATGGGCATCAGATCACCATCCGAGTCTGTTCGTGTTGAGAATACCGAATGTCGACGAGTCGAGCGTGAACAGGTCGTAGAGGATCTCCGGGGACATCGAGACGCTGATCTCGGTCCGGCCTGGGATCGCGGACACTGTGTAGCCCTCGATCACCATGTCGAGCTGTGAGAGCGATCCTCCCGGAGGGGTGTAGACGACCGTGACCCACTTCCCGCACATACCGGAGAGTTCGTTGAGGAACGCGCCCATCTTTACGTCCGTCTGTGTCGAGTCGTTGAACCTGAGATCCATGTAGACCTGAGAGTCGTCTGACAGGACCGCCGCGAAGTAGTCGGTCTGGGCTTGTTGCTGGGCGACCGTGTTGAACAGCACTTGTCGGTTGTAGTTCCGCTCGTAGTTGCCGGTCGCGATCGCCTGAGTCGTGCCGGCGACGGTCGAGGTCAGGTTCACGACGTTCGGATAGTTCGCGTTCGGATACTTCCGGGTGAGCGAGTCGTAACGGATCCCGACCGTCCCGTCTGGGTTGAAGTTGAACAGGGCCGCGCCTGGTGCGGCGGAGGTGCGGAACTCGATCGTCGCCCCGTCGTAGTAGTAGGTCGAGTTCTCGGTCTGGAGGAGCTCGACGATCCGCTGTCCGATGGTCGTCGGATCGAACGCGTCGGAGACGGTGGCGCGACCGTCCACCTCGACGGGCGGAGGGTAGGGCGGGACGAACGGATAGACCTCGTTCGCGAGCTTGATCGCCTGCCTGATCGCGTTCGTCGTCCCGATGATCGGGTCGTCGTTCACATAGAACAGGGAGAGCATCCCGAGCGCGTCTGTGCCTGTGATGGTGGCGGTGTCGGCGTTCGCTGCGATCTCGTCCTGGAACGTCACCTCGACGACGTAGAAGTACATCGTAATCGCTGACAGGTTGTTCGTGATGACGATCTGGTCGCCCTGGGAGAGAGCTGCCGCTTGTCCGGTCTGGTTCCGGACGGTGAGCGTGACGTTATTTCCGGACGGAGTGTCGAACCAGGAGGAGCGTCCCGCATTGAACGAGAGCGACTGCGTGATCGTTGTGAAGCTCGTCCCGCCGATCGAGACTGACCAGTTGATGCGGGCCACGGATTATCCGATCGCGTTCGCTGGGAGACGGTTGTTCAGTCGGACGTACTGCTGGAGGGCGGCGACGACTGCGTTCGGGTCGGCGGAAGTTACGGTGATGTTGATCGTGTTTCCGCCCATCATGCCGCCGCGGTCGAGCGGGATGACGGCCTCGGGCCCGCGTTCGCCGATCATCGCGAGCGTCGGGCCGGTGACGATTCCGCCCTCTGCGAGCATCGGGATGTCCGGTACGTCGAAGCCTTTCCCGCCGATACCGGGAACCCAGCCGGGAACCTTGAACGAGAGCTTCCCGATCGTGTTATTCCAGATCGAGGCGACCGCGTTGAACACTGTCTTGAACGCTCCGTAGATCGCGTCGATGTACTTCCGGACTCCCGTGTACCAGACGCTGACTACGTTCCCGATGAATCCGAACGCGGTCCCGGCGATGCTTTTGATGTTGTCGAATACGATCTTGACGTACTCCCACCAGACGCGGAACGCGGCCTTGAGGAAGTCGATCGTCTTTCCGAAGATGTCGAACTTCGCCTGGAGGGCGATCAGGGCGGCGACGATGCCGAGGATGATGACTGCTCCGGTCGCGACCCAGAGCGCCGAGAATGAGGTCGTGAGAGCTGTGTTTAGTGCGGCAGTCACAGCCTGGACCGTGTTGTAGATCGTGAGTCCCGCGTTCAGGGCGAGAATGCCTGCGGCGAGCGTCCCGATGACCAGACCGATCGTCACGATGAGTCCCGTGTTCTTCTGGACGAACTGGCCCATCTGCTGGAGCTTCGGGAGGAGCTTCTCGACGATCGGGAGGAGGGCCGCGCCGATCGCCTCTTTCGTCTCCTCCAGGGCGATCGACATCCCCTTGAACTTGCCCGCGGTCGTGTTCGCCTGCTTCGACGCTTGCCCCTGGAATGTGCCTGCGAGGCGACCGAACACTGTGTCCGCGTCTGCGCCCTCCGCGATCAGACCGGCGAGCGCAGGGTCGAGCTTCTTCAGGGCGGCGAAGTTGCCGTTGTAGGCCTTGGAGAGCGCGTCCGAGACGAGTCCGAGATCCTTTCCTGTGCCTGCGGAGATGTCGAGCGCGAGGCCGAGGAGATCCTGCGCCTGGGCGACATCGCCTGTACCGCGGACCAGCGAGTCGAGCGCGGGCCGAAGCTCGTCGTCCGATACCGCCGCCGCCATCGAGGTCTTCGAGATGAAGTCCTCGACGGACGCGATCTGCTTATCGGTCGCCCCGGTGACGTTCGTGATCGTGGTCGCGAGCTTCTCGGCTGCCGCGTCATCCTCTGCGAACGCTTTCACAGCGGAGAAACCGGCGACAGCAAGTCCGCCGAGGGCGGCAGCTGCGGGGAGCGCCGCTTTCTTGATCGCAAACGCGGCCTTTTCTCCGTTCGTTTCGAGACGCTTGAAGTCGGCGATCGCCCTGTTCAGGCCTGCCGGATTCCATTCGGAGACGATCGGGAGTGAGATTGCCATTAGCGTCTGATGATCTTTCCGGTAGTAGCGTCCGCCACCTTGTCGACGACATCGGCGAGGCGGCGCATCGTGGGCTCGACGTTCCGTTCGCCCGCGAACCAGATGAACCGGGACGGGCCGCGTCCCAGCTTCGAGGTGAGCGAGTCCGCGAAGTTCGGGCGGGCGAGTTTCTTGTTCCCGTTCCGCGTCTGGTTCGGCCCTCGACCTGCCATGTCAGTGATCGCGAGCGCAGCCGTCTTCGTCTGGACCTTGACAACGCCCAGCGACTCCCACTCTGCGCCCTGCTGGAGGTTCCGCCTGCGGGCCTTTCGCGTGTCAATCTTCGCGACTACGCCTTTCTGCTGGCTTGTCTTCGTCCAGGAGGTGCGGCCCGAGTGCTTCATTCCCTGGAGCGGAGCGGAGGAGGGGATCGAGTCCTGGATCGCAGGGATCATCGTCTCGCGGACGATCCCGAGCATCTCTTTCGAGACCTCTTTCCGGAGTGCGGGCGACACTTTCTGGAGCTCGCGGAGGGCCTCTTTCAGACCGTAATAGTCGACTGCGACGGTCGCGGTCATGGTTGCCCTCCTTGTCTGTCTCGGTTGATCGCCTGAATCACTGTCGCCAGATCATCGAGCTCGAATGGAATGTCGGGAGGCCAGTAGCCGGTCGCGGCGCACACTTCCGCGAGCTGACGACTCAGGCCTCCTCGGTAGGGTTTGCTGCTTCGGCCTCGACGACGGAGATCTCGTCGATCTTCTTGATGAAGTCGTCGAACATGGCGGGGATGGTGATCCCTGCGAGCTTGCTCGCTTCGTACGCCATGAACGCGAGATCCTCCATCTTGATGTCCGTCGCGGTCTTCTTGAACTTTCGCTCCCAGAGAACGATCACATACAGACTGGTCGTGACGATGTACTCGTCGCCTGCGATGGTGCTGTACTTGATTTTCAGTTTCACGTTCGGCCTCCTGGGGATCTAGTTGCCTGGAGGGTACTAGATCAGGGCGAGGTGATGTCGCGAGCGGACGATCCGCCCTTGAAGACGGCCTCGACGACGGAGAGCTCGCCAACCGCGGAGTTGATCGGGGTGATCTTCTCCAGGTAGCAGTTCGTGATCGTGTACTCGGGATTGCTCGCGGACTCGGTGGTTCCCGAGGGCGAGATCACGAGGGTCGCGGCAGTTCCCCAGGCGGAGTAGAGGATCGCCTCGATCTCGCCTGCTCCGTAGCTGTTGAACAGGGTGAGGGTGACCTCGTTGTTCTCCAGACCGGAGGTGAACACTCGCGCAGTGCCGCCGAAAGCGGTCGTTTCGAGGGCCTCTTTCGTGAGGCTGATCTCGCACTTCGAGCAGTTGTCGGTCAGGTCGGTCGTCGTCGCACCTACGGTCAGGTTGATCGTCGCGTTCCCGAGGAATGTGGTCGTGGCCATGTGTGTGTCTTTCTGTTCAGGAGCGGCGGGCGCTCATTCTTACCGTGAGGTCGTATGACGGGATCTCCTGTGATCCGACGACCGTGAGAGACGGTCGGCCTGACATCACGACGATGGAGCTGTTGTAGATCGTGTCCATCGTCGTCAGGAGGTAGTCAGTCGCGTCCTGGTTGCCGGGTGGCGCTGCCAGGATTCGGATCGTGTATGTGAGGTCGGCGACGCTGTTGACTTGTCCAGCATTGAACGCGTCGAAGCTCGGCGGCTCAATGTAGACCGTGAGCGGTCGGGCGTTCCGCGGGTCGGTGATGGGGACCAGACCGATCGCGGTGATCGCGTTCGCGAGTGCGGTCGTCGCGTCGACGAAGATTCCGGAGGGCATGTCACGCGACCTGGCTCCGCTTGATTCCGAGGAGCTGGTTCACGCGGCCCATCGTCATCACGGGTCCGCCTGCGCCCATCGCCTCGAAGCTCTGGAAAGAGTCGATCGATCCGCGTTCCCGGTAGAGGCCCGCCGCGTACAGGATCGCGCCCATCTTCACAGCGTCCGAGGGGACGGTCGTGAGCGAGTCGTGGTAGCCCGCCTGGACTCGTCGAGCGAAGCACCATGCGTTCGAAGCGTTGACTGCCTGGGCGAGGAACGCGGTGTCGTTCGCGGTCGCGGCGCTGATCCCGAGGAAGACCTCGACATCGGCGGAGACGATCCAGGTACACGTCTGAGTCCAGGTGAGCGTCCCGTACGGGGATACGGGTTCGCGCTCGATGTCATCGCCTGCGTCCTGAATCATGAGCTGATTCAGGATGATTACCTCGTCGTCGTACCACGGGTCGCCCTCGTCGTCGAGGCCGCGGAACAGGTGAGTCGGGACCGCGATCACAGTGTGCGTCCCGTTCAGGGAAGCGTCGCATCCTGCGATCGTGATCGACTGTCCGATCGCGATGTCGGTCGACTCTAGGGTCTGGACCACAGCGACATCATCGATGCGCTGTTGGTGCGTGATCTTGAATGTCGCCATGATCCAGACTCCCGGGTGCTCGCGTCGATCAGGTGAGCTTCACGAACTTCGTCGCGTCGACCATCTTCGTCGCGAAGTATCCGCGGAACGCGATCGTCCGGGACAAGGTGCTCGGAACGTCGATCGAGACTGCGCCCTTTTGCTGTTCCCAGATCTGGTAGCCCGAGGGCTCGCCGACGATCACAGTGTCCGCAGCGAACGAGCGGTCCACGACGACGCGCAGACCGAACGCCTCGCCGACACCATTCGCACCGGAGGGGACCTGCGATCCGAACGCGTTCATCGGAGCAGTCGGAGCCAAGAGCGGACGGCCCGTGGTGTCGACGAGCTTGCCCAGGGCGGCGAACATGTTCGGCGACAGGAACAGGTGGGTCGGCAGGTTGCCGTTCGAGTTGGTCAGGATGGTCGAGGCGGCATCGTAGATGTCGCTCACCCACTCGGCGGGCGAGGTGGGATCGGTCAGGACGGCGCTCTGAGTACAGCCCGCGAGGAGCTGATCGGCAGCGTAGTTGTCCGTCTCGTACGCGTAGACGCGGGCCATGTCGTCGAGCATCGATCCGATGATCTCAGGCGATGAGAAGTCAATGATCTGTTCTGAGACGCTTGCGTAGCCCCCAAAAGTGAGTTTCGTGATGTCGAAGCTCGCGACCGCGTAGGTCGAAGCGGTGAGCGTTCCGAGCTGGTTCGCCTGCTGTCCGACGCTGTTATGGACGTTCACATACGGGACGCGGAAGACCGCACCATCGGCGGGCATCGCCCGAACTTGGCAGGCATCGACCACAGGGCGACGGCCCTGAAAGTTGTTGTAGATCGGGGAAAGCAGGACCTCCGGGAGGAACCCGTCGTTTCCGCTGGTGGTCACATCGGGGGCGGCGGCGCGGAGCTGCTTCTTCACAGCTTCGGCGGACTCGCCTCCGCGCAGGATTGCGGCGATGTACTCCGCGGCGCTGGGCATGCGGGCCGGACGGGCGGCCTGTGCGTAGATCGGATGGGTCGCCGCGGCGGCCTCGATCGGGTGGGCTTCGGTTTCCATGTTCTCCTCCTCGGAGTCTGTGGTGGTGGTGGTGGTGGGTGCGTCCTGTGCTTCTGGTTCCTCCGCGGCGGACGCACTCACGGAGAGAATCTGGGCCTCCGCGTAAGCGGGGACCGTGACCAGGCTGAGCTCCAGCATCTTCGCCTCCGAGACGAGCATCGTCCCGGCTGCGCTGGTGGTGAACTTCACGGGCATCGCGCCGACTGAAACGCTGTCGAGCGCGCCCATCTTCAGGAGTTCGAGCGCGTCGTCGCCTGCGCGAGTCGGTGCGATCTTCGCCTCGAACATGAGGCCCTCGTCGGTGGAAACGAGAGCTGTAACTTTCCCGATGACGCGGGTGTCGTCGTGGTATTCGAGCAGCTTCACGGAGGTCGGGTCCTCGGCGATCGAACCTTTCTGGAAGACGACCGACTCGCCTCCGGAGAGGACCGCCTCGGTATCCCAGGGGAGCGCGACTCCCGTGATCGTGCGCTTCGGTTCCTCGCCGGGTGCTGCCGCGTCGAGGGTGACGAGCTGTGCTTTCAGGCGGATCATGCGTCCTCCATGTCTGGGGCCGGGACGCGGACGGAGGCGGGCTCCTCGATCTCTACGTCTTCGACGAGCGAGTTCTCGTACAGGTAATCGTCGAGATCGAACTTCACGAAACGTCCTCGCGGGAGGATGTTGTTCATGGAGAGCGTCTCCTGAATACAGTCCAGGTACTGTTTCGCGCCGAACAGGTACAGGTCCTGTCGGGCCTGCTGGGCGTTCGAGTAGGTGAACGATCCCGGTACGCCAATCCCGAGCAGGTAGGGCGGGATGCCAGTGTGACGCGACAGTTCGAGCGCCTGGAACTGGCGGGACTCGACGAGCTGAAGCTTCGACGGATCCGACGAGAACTCTTTCCAGGTGACCGCCGAGTTCAGTG